TGAAGGCAACGGAAATGTAATTGTTCCAATTCAGTATTCAACAAAGAGAACTGCACCAACTTTAACGGGTTATCTTGCAGCAGGAACATCAGGCAGTTGGAACTATGAAAGGAGTGGTTCAGCTTCAACTGGTTCAATTACTTTTGATAGAACTTCAGATAGAGAGTCAAGAGCTTATATTGCTGTAGGCTCTAACTTTGTTGCTACTTATGTTTACGGTCATTGGATTGCATCTGCGGAGCTATAAAAAATGTACAAATATGTAAAAGATTTAACCACTCAACAGAATTCAACAACTGTTGTCAGACGCACAAGCGATGGTGCTTGCATCCCTTTCGACCCAGCCAACACAGACTACCAAGAGTACTTAAAGTGGCTGGCAGAGGGCAACACGCCAGAGGCCGCAGAATGAACCAGATAGACGCAACAGACGCCAAGCTAGCCACGCATGAGGAAATCTGCGCCTTGAGATACGAGGCTATCCAAAAGTCTTTTGAATCAGGCAGCAAGCGCATGAGCCGCATTGAGTACATCCTTTATGCACTGATTGCTGTCACGCTGCTCGGGCCAGGCTTTGCGGCTGAGATGTTGAAAAAAATGCTGATGTAATCATGGACGCGCTGCCGCCACCCCCGCCAGTGGCGCAAACACCCGCCCCAGTTTATGAATGCGTCAGGTGGTCATGGTCATCTGATAGGCTATTGGTTTGGTGCTTAAAGTGGCGGGAAAAAGGTAAACCAGAGCCTAAAAAGGTAGCGGAAAGTGATTGATCCATTAACAGCGCTAGCGGGTATCCAAGCAGCAGTCGCGCTGATCAAGAAGGTTAGCAAGACTGTTGACGATGTATCGTCTCTCGGCCCTGTCCTTGGCAAGTACTTTGACGCAAAGTCCACGGCCAGCAAGGCAGTGGTTGCTGCCAAGAAATCAAAATCATCAATGGGTACGGCCATCCAGATTGAGATGGCTCTGGATCAGGCCAAGCGCTTTGAAGACGAGTTGCAATTGCTGTTCATGCAGTCAGGCAAGATTGATGTCTGGAACAAGATCAAGTCCAGAGCAGCGGCGATGGATGTGGAGTCTGCCCATGACGCACGGCGTGAACGCGAGGCTGCTGAAAAGCGCAAGAAAGAGGTCGATGAGGTCATTGAGTTGGCCTTGCTGGCGCTTGTCTTTTTCAGCTTGGTCGGGGTGATCTTGTATTTCAGCTTTGGCATCATGGAGCAGCGCGGGTGAGTTATGGCAGACGAGCGCCTTGCCCTAATTGACAAGGTGCTGGCCTATGTGTCCAGCCCCTTTCGTCTCTTTGCAATGGTGCTGATGGCAGTCCTGACCTTTGCAGGGTACTTTGTCTATGCAAACCAAGACCTGCTGATTGGCGCTTACAAGGAGTCCAAGAAGATCCCAACGATTGCAGAGGACAGGGTTGAGGATGCAGCGGCGCATCTGTTTAAGCAGTCCGGTGCGCTGGTGGTGGCGGTCTTCAAAGTCAATTCAATGTTTGGCACGCGCATCCTGTATCGGGCTTATGGAAAGAACGGCAGAGACAAAACCAATGACGGGCTGGATGTCGGCCTGTTCACCCAGAACGCTGCCAACAATGCCGATGTGGTCAAGCTGATGGCCAGCGAGATCCCATGCGGAGAGTACAAGTCAGCTCAATCAGAGATGGGCTTGTGGTACATCGCAAGAGGTGTCGCGTACACATGCCGTATCAGCGTGCCACCGGAGCCGGGGCGCTTTGTCGGACAGATCACAGTCGGCTGGGCTACTGAGCCTGAAGACATGGACAGCGCCCGTGCAATGCTGCAAATTGCCGCAACAATGCTTTCAAGGAGTAAGCAGTAATGGATTGGCTAAAACAAATTGCACCAACGATTGCCACGGCAATGGGTGGCCCACTAGCTGGCATGGCAGTGTCGGCTATCTCCAAGGCAATCGGCGTAGACCCAGACAAGGTTGGCGACCTGATCTCCAGCAACAAGCTGTCAGCCGAGCAGATTGCTCAAGTCAAAATGGCCGAGATCGAGTTGCAGAAACAAGCGCAGGAGCTTGGCCTCAACTTTGAAAAGCTGTCTGTAGAAGACAGGAAGTCTGCGCGTGATATGCAGGCCGCTACAAGATCAATCGTGCCACCTGCACTGGCTGCAATCATCACCGTCGGGTTCTTTGGCATTTTGGGGATGATGCTTTTTGGCAAGGTTGACGGCAGCAACCCAACTATCTTGATGATGCTGGGCAGTTTGTCCACCGCTTGGACGGGCATTATTGCTTACTACTTTGGGTCATCTGCTGGTTCACAGGCCAAGACCGATTTACTCTCTAAGGCAGGGCCAGTGAAATGACCGAAGACCAGCTTGTTGAAATGCACATCGACCCGTCATGGCTTGAGCCACTGACGGCGGCGTTTACGAGGTTTGAGATCAACACCCCAGAGCGCCAAGCGGCATTTATCGGTCAGTGCGCCCATGAGTCGGCCAACTTCAAGACCCTGCAAGAAAACCTGAACTACAGCGCCAAGGGCTTAAACGCCACATGGCCCAGCCGTTTCCCGTCTGAAGCCGAGGCTCAGCCCTACCACCGCCAGCCCGAAAAGATTGCCAACAAGGTCTATTCTGGCCGGATGGGCAACCTAGATGAGGGCGATGGCTGGAAGTACCGAGGCCGTGGCTTGATTCAATTGACGGGCAAGGACAATTACCGGCTGGCCTCAGACGCCTTGGGCGTGGACTTTATTGCTGACCCCGACCTTGTGCTCACCAAAGAATACGCTGCCCTTACAGCAGCCTGGTACTGGAACAAGCGCGGCCTGAACAAAGAGGCAGACGCCAAAGACTTTACAGGCATGACAAAAAAGATCAACGGGGGCGTGATCGGCCTGGCCGACAGGGTGGCGCACATCAACACGGCCCTTGGTGTTTTGACCGCATAAGGTGAAATAATCATGTCATGGCCAACAAGCAGCAACAATTAGAGACACCATCACTGCCGAGTCTGGGCTATCCACCAGAGGTGTATGACCGCCGGAACTTGAACGAGAACAACGGCGCACTGAACATTTTTGCCAGAAAACTGACTTCCGTCCTTGGCTCACTGTTTGGGCCAAGGGGCGGCAAGTTTATGAACAACCCCTACGGGGCATTTCAAAGCACTGTAGACCAGACGGCGGCGGCGGCCAATACGGCCTACGCCATGACACTGAACACGACAGACTACGCCAACGGCGTGAGTGTGGCGAGCAGTTCGCGCATCACAGTGGCTGACTCTGGCATCTGGAATTTGCAGTGGTCTGGTCAGTTTCAGAATACTGATAGCCAACTGCATGATGTCAGAGTCTGGCTCAAGATCAATGGCACTGTGGTGACTGGATCGACTGGATTTATTTCAATCCCAAGTAGTCATGGCGGTATTGATGGCCACTCAATTGCTGGATGGAATTACTTTGTGAGCTTAAACGCAAATAGCTATGTGGAGATTTTTTGGGAAACTGACAATACTGCAATCAGCATCCAGGCTTATCCAGCCTCTGGCAACTACCCATCAACAGCCTCACTTATTGCGACAATGACATTTGTGTCCAACCTACCGACCATATAGCCATGTACATCCCACTAAAACTACCACCAGGCATTTATAGAAACGGTACGGAGTACCAAGCAGCAGGCCGCTGGTATGACGCGAATCTGGTGCGCTGGTACGAGAACACCTTGCGGCCAGTGGGCGGCTGGAGGAAGCGCTCGGCAGGCCAGATGACGGGTCTGTGCAGGGGCTTCATCACTTGGCGTGCCAATGATGCAGAGCGCTGGATTGCCGCTGGTACGCAATCCAAACTCTACGCCATGAACGAGGCGGGGACACTCAAGGAAATTACACCAACCGGCATAACTGCTGGCGCTGCCGATGCCACGATCAAGACCGGCTACGGCTACAGCACCTATGGCTCATTTGCCTATGGCGTGGCTCGACCTGACTTAGGATCAGTTGTCCCAGCCACCACATGGTCACTTGACACATGGGGCGAGTATCTGGTGGCCTGTTCCAGCGCTGACGGCAAGCTGTACGAGTGGCAGCTTGGATTTACAACGCCGACACTGGCAGTGGCCATCACCAACGCCCCAACGGGCAACAAGGCTCTCTTGGTCACTGCCGAGCGCATCCTGTTTGCCCTTGGCGCTGGTGGCAATCCACGCAAGGTGCAGTGGTGTGACCAAGAGGACAATACAGTCTGGACGCCTGCGGCCACCAATCAGGCTGGTGATTTTGAGTTGGCTACACCTGGCACTCTGCTGGCCGGCAAGCGCGTCAAGGGTGTCAACCTGCTCTTTACAGATGTGGATGTACACACGGCGACCTATATCGGCGCACCATTTGTTTATGGCTTTGAGAAAGCCGGATCTGGCTGCGGCCTGATCTCGGCTCAATCTGTGGCGGCCATTGACACAGCGGCCATCTGGATGAGCAAGTCCGGTTTCTGGACTTATGACGGATATGTCAAGCCTCTGCCAAGTGATGTGTCTGACTATGTGTTCAGCAACATGAACTTCAACCAAGCATCCAAGGTGTACGCTGTCCACAACAGCAAGTTTGGTGAGATCTGGTGGTACTACCCAAGCAGCGGCAGCAATGAGAATGACAGTTATGTCACCTACAACTACCGCGAAAACCACTGGAACATAGGCTCATTGGCCCGTACCGCTGGCACTGATGCGGGTGTGTTCACCAACCCGCTGCTGGTATCAAGCGATGGCTACATCTACGAGCATGAGGTGGGCTTTGCCTACGACAGCGCCAGCGTCTACGCTGAGTCTGGGCCAGTGCAGCTTGGCAACGGCGACAACCTGATGTCTGTGCGGCAAGTTGTGCCGGATGAGCAAACACTTGGCGAGGCGGTGGTTTCATTCAAGACCCGCAATTACCCCACGGGCGCTCAGTCCACCTTTGGGCCATACACGGCCGCCAACCCTACGGATGTCCGGTTTATGGCGCGGCAGGTCAATGTCAAGGTGACGGGTGCTGTTTTGGCTGATTGGCGCATCGGGGTGATGCGGCTGGATGCGGTGGCCAGCGGCAAGCGATGAGTGATTTTGAGCATTTGAAGAGACTACGCCACCATGTGGAGGCTGCTTTAGAATACTCTGGAGGCACACATAATTTTGACGATGTTGCCGAGATGGTTGAGGATCACAGATTGCAGTTGTGGCCGGCCTCAAACTCGGTGGTATTGACAGAGATCATTGTCTATCCGCGACTCAAGAACTTGCATTACTTCTTGGCTGGTGGCGACCTAGATGAACTCTCACGGATGCGACC